TATTCTCGATACCAACCGATACTCAAACTTTCCCAAAACTCACCATAACCCCATTCATCACCATCATTATAACAGTCAAGAGCATAGCAGATGTTGTGGAATCCATCAAGAAAGTCTTCCCATTTAGTTGGTTTTTCAAACATCATGCTACTCCATCAGCACTATCGATTTGAAGTCGGTCATACGCATCAAGCATTTCATTCAGTTGATCGTCACTATAAACAGCAAATCGTTGGTAACGACCCAAGTCTTTTGGTTCACTCACAACATTCTCTTTGTGGTGTTCAAATGGTGCATCAAGTTTCTTCCATTCTTGATATTTGCCATGGAGGTCTTCATCCATAGTAAGTTCATACTCTTTACAGACCTTGCGTTGGTCTTCTTCATTTACCATATCATTGAATACCAATGACATGGCACCACTACGAATAGAACTGGGGGACATACCCACACAGAGCATGAACTTTTCAAATAGTTTGAAATACTGCTTGGCACTGAGGTCAGCAGCAGGTGCAGTGATCAGGTAATGCTCTTCAGGGATGAAGTTATCAGCATCGTATCCAGTGCTGCAGTTGTAGTTGTATGTGTAAGTAGCATCGAACTTGAATTGGACAGTTGCTTCGTAGGTCATGATGTTTGATTGACTACAAGAGTATCATAAAATAAAAAGCACCCTTCTGTGGAGTGCTGTGATGAATAGCGCACGCAATTCTAGGGACGGCGATCCTGGAGAGCCGGGTCTTTTTCTTGGGGTGATTGACTCATGATGACACCTCCGGGTGCGCTGGTTCAAGATTGTAGCATTTACGGATAAACCTAACACATTGTATCGCATGCATCAGCTCGTCTTCAAGGGCCTGGACGTGGCGCTCGGGAGCACCATTGGCTTGCATCTCGTTCAGGACGCGGCCGATATTGGTGGTCCATGGTTCGGCTTGAGTCACTCTGCCACCTCACTGGAGATGAGGTCGCCAGGTAGTATCTGGAGCAGGCTAACGATGTATGCGTCACCTTCGCTGTCATAGCGGCCAGCGTCGACGTCAATGGCGGCCAAGATCCCGTCACGGAAGCCACCGCGAGGATAGATAGCAAAACCTTCGTCACAGGCCCAGAGGTGCTCGACCTCGTAGAGGCCATTGGTGACACGGTTGTTGGAGTGAAGCTCGAGGTTGAGGGTGATGGTAGCCATGATGGGTGGGTGGGTGGTTGATGGGTTAATTGTATCAGAGAAAGGGCCGAAGCCCTCACTTAATTTTGGCGAGGATCTTGCGGCCAACGGGCTCGCCGTAGATGGGCATCTGCTCAACGCACTCCTGGAGGAAGTCGACGTTGTTCAGTGTGCGGAGCCATGCGGTGAGCTCTTCCACCTGGTCTTCTTTGTCGAACTCGATGAGCTGCTCTTCGTACTCTTCGATCAGGAACTCGCGTTGGGCGGTGGTGAGGAAAGTGGTCATCGGAATTGCCTCTTTTGGTTGATGGTTCAAGTATAGCTCAGAGTACGTCGCCTGCATAGCTGCTTAACAGTTCTTGAAGCTCCTCCAGCTCGATCTCGTCGCCGTCTTCAACGATCTCCAGGCTGAGGGCCATCTCAAAAAGCTCCGCGTGGGTGAAGCCGAGTTCGGTGGTTTTCATAGTTGCTTCCTTTTGTTGTCGGTACCCGTAGTGTGACATGAAAAAAGCCTTTCGCGAGGCTTGTTCACGTTAGTTCACAACAAGGTGGGGTTGAGCGATTATTGCAGCGCATATCAGGACAAAGAGAGCGTAGGCAAGAATGGATCGGTGGGGAGGGGTCATGAAGAAGTGGGCGGATATACCCATGATAACTTTGGACTCATGATCCCAGCTCAATGTCAGTAACCCCGGACTGAAGAAAATACAGCGTCAATGAAGCACCGCCCGCGCTCGTTCCATTACCTCTTTGAACTCGTCCGCACTCATAGCGCCAGCTTCAAATAGCGTGACAGCAAGGTCTATGCTATTGCGGGCTTCTTCTATCTTCAAGAGCTTGCTGCAGTCTCCTTTCTGAGAGGCTCCGAAGGGGATCGTAACAGAAACGCCGCCAAGCAGGTCCTGAGAGTTGTAATTGATACCGCTAAAGCGGTCTTGACCTCTTACTCCTGCTGTTGCGGATATGGCGGCACGGTCAGGTGAAGATGACGAACAATTGCTTCCAGTCTGCGTCTGGACAGAGAGTCTCCCTCCGTCAAACCGCCTCGCTGGCGCGATGATTCCGTTGGCTGTTGCGGGACTTGCACACAGGATTGCCAGCGCAGCACTTGCTGTTGACCAGAAGGTCCTCTTGAGACCAGTTGAGATGTTGAAGAGCATAATGCTTTGATTGAGGGGTCTATTTGAACAAGAACTCGACGTGGATTGCCTTTGGTGGCGACGAAAGAGGAGGGGAAGGCCTTGACCTCCACCTCCTGATTGTCATGGGTCAGACCTACGATCTCAACCCTTGCAGGGCGATTGCCATCATGGGCAACTGTCAATCTCACGTTCGAACCGTTGCTGTACATAAGCGTTGTCGCCAATGCAAGCAGCGTGCTAGATGCGAGAGTAGCCATCAATTGTCTCCAGATACGCAGCGAAGGGTGGTCTGGATGCGATAGCCACCAGCTTGGAACACGCCACCGTCGTCGGTGATGTTTGCCACAATAGTTACACCGTCGTCAGAATAGACACCATTTACAATCTGTCCTGCATCTTCGCCAAGACGAGCGTCCAAATCAAGTCCCTCGGATGAGGTCACGGCAAATCCAGAGTCGCTGCCAGCAAGGTTTTCGCCCGTAGAAGTTACGGTGTCAAGACTCCAGACAGTTGGACCGTTTTGGCTGATTGAGAGGGTGTTATCGGTACCAGAGGCTTGACCAGGACTGATAAATGCGGTTTCAATCAAGACGTCGGAGCCGTCGATATTGCAGAAATGACCGGACTCGTAAGTGGCCACGATGTTCGCATCACGGTTCTGCTCGTAATCATCACCGTCTTCGTCGTTGTCACAGAAAGGGTTACCGACGTGGCGGTCATTACCGCACACAGAGGGCTTAAAACCGCCGAAGTTGGGACCTGCCAGCGCGGGAGACAAGCTAACCAGACCAAAGGTGGCAGCAATCGCGAGAGACTTGAGCATTTGTGCATGTCATGCAAGGACTCCCAAAGTGTAACCAAAAAAAAAGGGGCTAAGCCCCCTTTGCTTTACAAACTGTAATGAAGACCTCTGTAGACCAAGTCGTTAGACCTGCTAGGCCTTGGCGCTGCGTGGTGAGCATCGACATACTCGACGCCACGATATGCCTTCGCCATCAACCTTTGAGCCTGAGAAAGGCGGGAGCGCTTGACTTGACGCTCTTTGATCATTTGAAGGGTGTTCATAACGGAACTCCACAGTGTCCACGTCCCCGTTGCCTGGCGCGGATCGAACTGCATACCACTTCAGTGGTATCAACGGTTACCTTAAGTTTACCGTGAGGTCACTTGTGCTCATTACTATTGAGCCCACATTCCTCATTAAGCATGGAAACCGCTTCGTCGATCTCCCTAATGGCTGCCTTATAGGTCTTGACGTAGTCCTGATAGCGACTCCTGCGCTCCAACAGGTCACGGCGCTTGCGCTCGTTGTAGCTTTTCTCGCTGATGACGACAACCCGAGGAGTCATGAGGTCAAAAAGATCAAGCATAGTTCATTACTTAACTATTTTTAAGTTACCATAAAAAATCCCCAAACCCCTTGCGGGGACTGGGGTGTTGACCGAATCTTTAGGTACGGTTTACTGTACGTGGACCACTCCAGTCATGCCAGCTCCTTTATGAGGACCACACCAGAAATTAAAATCACCCGCCTCGGGGAACACTACGTCGAACTCCTCCCCTGGCATCATGGCCAAGGGTTCATGGCTAAGGTCTGCACGATCCTCAACGATGACATTGTGGGGTGGCAGCATGTTGTTGACGAAGTGGACAGAGTCACCAGCATTAACGGTGATCTCAGAGGGTTCAAAGACGAGGTTGCCGTCGAAGCCCATCTGAACGTCAAGAGCGAAGGAGGGAAGAGCTAATAGGGCGTAAATGCAGCCAATGATGGAAAAGACAAGGAAATTGCGAAGGTGGTTCATTCTTTAGAAGTTAAAGAGTGGATGTAGAAGTATGCCTACCTCTAAGAGGTTTTACCAAACAGCAATTCAGTTGAGCAGGAAAGGATCAAAGAGCTAGAGTTCTCGGAGTCAAGAGACTTGTAGCTGTCGCCTTTTCCAAGACAGCAGGCACCGTCGTCACGAAAGAACACACGCACGCCTTCAGGAATAGAGCCAGTGGAACCCAGCGCGTCCAAAAGGCCATTGAGACGCTCTCTGGTAGTTCTAGAAGGGCGGCCCTTCTTATCGTAGAAGCCGCCTGCGCTGATCATGACACCAGTGACGGCGCGATCGTTACCCGGACCAAAGAAGACTCGCAGGATTTCTTTGTCAAAGAGGTTGACAATTAGCTCGTGGCTTGGCGTATTGCTGTGGTTACGCTTCTTAAGCTCAACAGCTGTATTGCCAGCAACTGCGTCAACAAATGTTTCTGGTCCATGAATTAAAGCTTGACGCATCTTGTCTACCGCAAATTGCGTAAGCTTGCGATTGGAACGTGTCATTAGTTCAAGCCTCCTGGTCGTACTGTTTGAGAATTTCTACGAGGTATGAATTTTGAACATCAGCATAAGCGTACTCATCCAGATAATCTTCAGACAACAATTCTACATTAGCCTGATTGAGCAGAATTTCAAGTATCTGCCGCTTAATCCATTCTTGACTATGTCTATTGGGACGAAAACGGTTTACGTGCTCAGCTATTATCTGGCAAGCTTCTTTAATCTCCTTCGATGTCAAGCTTTGATCGCTCATGGTGTTCCTCTCTGATCTTGGTTAGCAATTGTTCATAGCCAGGAGGTTTAAGGTCCGGCCTTCGCTCAAAGATAGCGGCCCAGTTGATTCCCCGCCTCGGTTTTGTCATAAGTTTTCACGAATAGGTGAGCACCACCAGCCCTTCTCCTCGGAATTGAGTCGCTGATGGTAAAGAGTAATCACTTGTTCCCACTGAACGCCTTGTGCGTCCACAGCCTTGACTGCATAACTAGGGAATCTGCTGGTAGAGATATCAGCGACGAAGCGACGACCGATGCGGCGCCAAGACGGCTGCTTACCCTTCCAGCTCAAGGAACAGGAAGGCCATGGAAGTTCCTCCCTATCAAATAGGCGACAGACAGGTCCTTGGACTTCATAAGCAAAACTGCCGCCTGGAGACCTGAAACGCTTTCCGTATGTGTAGATCATCAGTTGGTGGTCGTATAGTCGGAAGCATTCACCACGTGAATACCGTCAACCAAGATATATGCGTCCACCAGGGCATCGTCAAACTCTTCGACGGAGATCATTACTTCATCGATACTTTCGAAAGCCATCTCCATGATTGGACGACTATCAAAGGTAAAGTCTTTTGCACGCTCTTCTTTGAAGATAAAGCGAGCAATCGTGGGGAGGCCGAGATCTGGTCGCATGTGGTACTCCGGTTGGGACCCTCAAAGTATACAGCATAAAAAAGGAGGTGCCAAGCGACCTCCTATAGACTCCATGTCAGATCGTTGACGCTTACTTGGCCTGCTCGGCGGCCTTCTTGACATTAGCCTGCTCCTGTTCCTGTTGAGACTGGCCTTCAGCTCTTTCCTGCTGGCTCGATGCACTATCTTGGAGCTCTCGTGCTCGCTCGATGTCCTGGTCGAGTCTCATTCGAGCCTCCAGTTCACCCAGGTCGTGCTCCTCCTCTTTGTCTTCCTCGATTCTATTCATCTCCTCTTGAACCATTAGGTCGGGGTCAAGGACACCACCACGCTGGAGCTCATCGAGCACGGTCTTCTTGGAGAGAAGGTCATTGTTAAACAAGTTAACAAGCTGTGCCATCTCAGAAGCCCCTAGCGGCTTATTGATCAGAGAGTCGTTAATGGCAATACCTGACTCGATTGTGATGTCAGACTGTTCACCCGCGTACCATGCCCACAGACGCATGAGCATCCCAAACATGCTGGCCTTGTTTCGGATTAGAGCAGAAACACTGGAAGCAACCTGAGAGGCCCGAAGAGATGCCTCGGTCGCAGTCTTGACGTTTGCTCCATAAAGAAAGTTCAAAGAGCTGCGGTCCATGAGCTCTTCAACGTGCTTGATTTCATCCTGATGACGCTCAAGACTCTTCCCAGAAGGCTCTGCAAAAGAGAAGTCACCACCTTCTGCAGGAAGGTCTACGGCTGTATTGGGACCAAGTACCAGCGGTGCGGGCTGACCATTGGGTCCAATAGGTGCACCCTTGCGCACTGGGACAGGCATGGCGCACTTATGGAGCAATTCGCTAAGATCGGATCGCATCTGAAAATGCTGAATGCTCAGGTCTGCTAGACCGTCCATGGGCAGGTCGCCCTGGGCAAAACGGCTGGTAGTTGCCCCGTACCAAACAATGGGCACGATGGGTAGAGATGTGTTGACTTCGCCAAACTTTACATTGGTCCAGCGACTTACGTCTGACTTGACCACCCTGTACATCTCCACCATTCCGGGAGTTAGCACGTAATAGACCGGCTCAACCCTGTTGCCATAGCGCCCTTCAGTATCGGGCATGCTGCGAAGCTGGCGAACAGTTACCCGAGAAACACTCTCGATGCCGCGATCATAGCTGACCTCCCAGTTAATAACATCAGCCCTCTTGATTGAGATGAAGTACGGATGACGCCCGTCACGCTGCTGATCGAAAAAGTTGTCGCTGCCTGAATCAGGCATCATGTCAACCATGACGTATGCTCCGCCATCGCGAAGAGCCATCTCATCGACTTGAGTCAAGAACGATTGAATACTAGATCCCTGAAGATCTACATTGTTCTTACTTAACTCAAGGCTCGAGGGCGCGTCGATCAAATGGAAGCGCCCAAGCAGGCCAGCATAAGAGCGAATACTGTCTCGATAGATCGGAGTGTATGTAGAGCGAGCCAGGCGGGCGTTGTAGGCCTCCATGGGCTCGGCCGGTTCACGGTGAAGATATTTACTTTTGGCCGCACCCAATCCCTCGGAATTGAGGAGGGTCCAGCAGTCGTAGGCTTGCTCCAGTTGAGGCAGGAGCCTAACCAGCTCCGGGCGGTGATACGAGACCAGATTTGGGTCGTTCACTGGATGATTGATTCCGTGCATGGCAATCGCTGCGATGGTGGGCGTCGCGCCCTGAATAATTGTGAGCTGGCTGCATCTCGCACACCGTCATCTAATAGGTTGCCAGGCAAGAGAGAAAGGGGGTCCTTACCCCCTGAGCTTCTCATCCTTTCGATTCCTGGGGTCCTCTATCGCCGTGATAGCGTCCAGTCAGGTTATATGGCCTATGAGGGATCTGGTCCAGTTTAGAGAATCGAAGTTGTCCTATCCTCATGCCTGCCCGTAAAGGTAGCTCTTTGAAACGGCGCAGGTTGGAAAGCTCTAGTGTGACTTCACCGTGAAACCCCGGATCGATATATCCGCTGAGAGCGTGCTCATAGCCTTCTCGTCCACGGGACGATTTAAGCTGAAAGACGCATTCGAGATTGACAGGTATCCGTACAAACTCGGCCGTGACTGCGAGAACAAAGCCTCCGGGTGGCATATAGAAGGTTTTGTCTTCAATGTTAAAGCAGACAAAATCGCCGTTGTCGGCCTCGACTTTGATCTCTGGACCTAGAGTGACATCTATGCTTGCCGGGTTGATCATTTCTGGATCAAAGGGCTCCACAAGACCTTGCTTTCTGCAAAGCTCACGAATTTGATAGTCAATGATTGTGCTCACTTTAGAAAATCAGGCGATTTGGCTGGGGTATAACGGCCGTGATAGGCCTTGTTTAGTCTAAGGTATCTGTTGAACAAAGCTTGAGTTTGTTCATGAAACTTAGCCCGGTACTGACTACCATCTCTGTAGGCCTCCCGGAAGCTCGTAAGAGCCTCCAGGACTTCTTCCTTACTTGGTCTCATTTGCCCTCTCTCTCGTCGGCTTCAGCCTTGGCCATACAGGCGGCGTTAGTGCAACCCGCTACTGACTCGATTGACCACTCAGAGGAGTCGTACTTGTTGAGTGTGACCAGGAAATCTTCTTGAGTACCTGAGATCTCCTGGATTGTCCTGAGGTCGTCGTATCTTTCCTTGGAGATCGGCTCGAAGGGAAGACGTGGGAAAGTACCGCCACTAACATCAAAGCGAGCAAGAAGCGCAGCAGAGATGTAGCCTTCGTCGTTTTCGATTGACTCATGAATCAGTTTAGAGAGAACAGGAACCTCGTCCTCACGCAGCTCGATAGTTGCGGAAGTATTGTGGTCGGTGTAGTAGTTTTGAACTTGCATATAAAGGCCGTACTGTGCCTCTACAGGTAGCTTTGCCAGATCGAAGGTGTCGCAACCAGGCAGATTGGCCCAGCTCACCTCCGTTGGAATCTCTACCAATACTTCCTGAACCCTAGGATCAGATATGTCGTCCAGCAGATTGCCATCGTTATCACGAGCGGATTGCGCTGGGATAACAGAATAACCGTGCTCAATAAGAGCAGGAACAAGCGGGTCGTTAACGCCAAGGGTAATGCGACGAATGAAACGTTGAGCTTTGGGGGGATGCCATCCAGAGGAGGCACCAGTCAACAAGGACTTAGTACCGGCGGGCTGAACGGTTGTAATACGGTTGGGCAAGCGAATACCTTTCTCGGTACAGTAATCTTCTACACCGCGATGAGCTGCTGCACGCCAGCGACTGAGGTATTGCTTCTCCATGCCTTCGTACATGTCCTTAGCACGCCGGCCATTACGGCCTTCCATCATCCATTTCAGCCAATCGTAGCCACCAGCATGGACCAGGAAATCAAAAAGACCAGTGAAAGAGACACCAACGATCGGATCAATCTCGCGTGAGTACTGGTACCTTTCGTGGACGAACTCGTGCTGAAGTAGCGCTGCGACCTGTAAGCCCGCTGCATAGAAGGCGGCATCCTGTGCTTCATAGTCCGATGGATCAATAGTATTGAGGTGAACTTCGGCAAGGTTGCAGTGGAAGTCGCGACCAATAATCTCACCACAGGGGTTGAGGCCATAACGGTCCATGCGGTGCTGGAGTTCGCGCTCATCAAGCTTTTCATTATGCTTGAGCTCATAGGCCATTCCCAGATACCGCTTAGCAGCGTCGCGACCTTTGGTCGTATAGAGGTCCAGGAATGCCTTCTTGGTGGCATGCTCAGGCAGCAGGTCGGCATTCGCCCGCGCAACGGCTTCAGGAACGTACTGGATAGCTCCTTCACCAGAGTTAAACTGCAGCGCCACAGCGGTCTCTACGGCGTCAAAAGAAGGCTTGGTATGGTAGCAGCGGGTGTGATTCGCCATCCGCAGAGCCTCTTTCTTTGGGTCTACTCGCCAATTGCCTTCTTCGTCCTGAGAATAGAGTCCAAGCTTCGCTGTTGCGGCGACTTCGTCGTGCTCGGAGAACTGGCGCATGCCAGCAGAGCGGCGAATGTTCCCAGCAACAATAGCGGTAGCAGCTTCGTCGATCAAAAGGCACGCTTCAACAGATGTAAGCTGACGGCCCACGGCATCATTCAAAATGGAAGCCACTTTTCTGAAAGCATCATCAAGCTTCACAGGATTAGCGGTGCCGCCAAAGCCCTTCAGGCGCTCTCCAGAGGGGCGAATGTTACTCAAGTCCAAATGCACGCGGATGTGCCCTTCATTATGAGGAAGGCCATTGTGCGCCAGGTTCAGAAGGAACTGGTATGCGTCGCGCCAACCGGCACGGGAATCACCCACACGCACTTCTACGACACCTGAAGGTAGGATGATCTCGTAGCTGGTGTATTCCTGGCGAAGTTGCTTGGCCTTAGTTCCAATGGCGCTAATGCCGATAATATCGATAACGTTTTTTACAATGGGCAGATTCGCAATGACGTCCTGCTCTAGAACAGCACCAGTCCCGGATCCCTGCATGGCCAGGTCGACAAGCAGGCCGAAAGCATTCAGGTCGCCGATGTGAGTCGACGTACAATTGTAGTAACCACTGAAGTTCTCGGGGCGCTTAGACCAGTCGGTCCCGGCAACCCAGAAAGCTCGACCAGAAGGGAATGCTCTTTGCTTCAGAGCTTGCTCGCGGACAAGGGCATACTGCTCTCCGGTATACCCACCAATGGAGGCAAGGTCATTGATAGTACGGAGCATGGCCTCCTCAAAATTCTCCCTGGTTCCGTCGGCTTTGCGGCGCGAATAAGTCCGATAGAAAACGGTCTCAGCTGAAGGAGCTTGTGGGCGAAATTCTTTCATAGGGCTTGAGCGCGTGGAGGTAGAATACCTAACGATAGTAGCAATAAAAAAGGGCCTTGAGGCCCGATGTAACAAGAATGTAGCGGATTTACCCTGCGAGATTGACTGCGTAAATCAAACAGCCTGGATAGTCTCTTCTGATCCTTTCGACCGCATTCTCTAACGTTTCTGCCATCACTGCCATGTGACTAGAGGCTTCACCACTCATTCGACGAAAACGGAAGATATATGTATTCATTACTAAAAACCCGTAGAGATGGTGGCGCCAGAGACGCGAGTAAATGAGTGAAACTCAGGAGCTTGATCAAACTTACGACAAGCCTCGTAAGGGCTGGCTGCAGCGATCTCAAAGCGTTTCATCCAGTTGCCTGAACCGTATCGAGCGATAATAACATAAACTTGCTGGGGCTGACGGCGAAAAAAGCCGAGCATCAGTTCATCTCCAGGTGGGTGTACTGCTCATAGGGAGCAAAGGTTGTATCATCAACCTCTGTGTAGAGCTTAGCATCAATTGGTAGGGTGTCGCAAGGTTTCTTGCATTTGCAGTCGTCACATTTGCCGCAAGGCTTTTTGTCTGTCATGGTGTTGTAGCGATGGTTTAGGCGAGTGAGGTAAAAGGAAGGAATCATCGTTTGCCTTGCCCTAAATAACGCTTCTGAGAGCGCTTTTTGAAGCTCCCGCTCTTGCGGTGGCCGTTGCCGATAGAGGTCTTCTTTTTGAGATCTCCGAGGCGGTGGCCAGTGCGGGCGTAAGAGGCGTTGTTACGAAAAGCAGCTGCGAATACCATAGATGTCTTGAGAGGGTGTACTTTTTTCAGTTTATCAGTCGCTGGACTCTCTGTCCCAGATATTTACAAAAGTAAATGGACCAGGGTGAGGGAAGCCAGATTCCTTTGACATCTTGATGATGGATCGGTACATACGCCAAGCCATCCACTTCAATCGATAGTTAAGAAAATGTATCTGAATCTTTAAGCTACAGGCAGTCAAGACCGCAATGGACTCTTCCGGCCAGAGGATAAAAGCAGCCACAACCAAGGTAGCCAAAAGATAGGTTCCGTTTAGCATTTAAGTTAGTTCCAGTTAGGATCAGGGAAAACACGAATTAGCGTAGCGCCTAATGGTATGAGTTCAGCAGCACCAAGAACAGCGCGACGAACGTCTTGGGCTTTAAGTTCAAACTTGCCTTTGCTGCCGTTGGCCTCTCGATAGATTGCCGTATAGTCTTTGATCATAAGATCTCCTAGTGACTCACTGATTATGGCAGCTTCGCGTTGTCATCCCAGGCATCCTTAATAGTGCGCAACATCTTGGTCGCTTTGACCCGGCTGATCTTCGCGAGGTTACCGCCATTGCTATAGTAACTGCGACCGTTTCGGTACTCAACAGACGCCCACTCCCTCGCCAGGTCATCGAGAGCCCCGTTTAAATCATCGTGAAGACTCTGCAGGTACTTCAGGATGTACGGACGCTTGTAAGCGATCAGAGCTGCCATCAAGCAATCCTGTGTCGCTTTGTCGAACCTGTCGCCCAGACTGACCTGAGATGCGTTCACAGCAAAAATAAGCGTAGAGGGTATGAACTGGTAACGTCCGACGGCGTGTATCTCGCCCCTTTGTTTGGCTATAACCTCTGACACGAGATATCTAGCAAGGGGCCGGCCTGTTAGCCTCGTCATACCGCCAGGAGTGTCTCCAGCGTGTCCACGATTGATGGAATCATAGTCGCCCTCGGCGCTGGCCAGCAAGTCCGCTAGCGGCATAAGCTGTTCAACAAAAGAAGGGCTAGGCTCAGGCTCCTCCTTCTGGGCGACTGGCTTGGAAGGGAAACTTAACGCTTCGTTCTCAATAAAAAAACCCGCACCGTTCAACAAGAAAGCTAACAAGGTGCAGGGAATAAAATGTGTGATCTTCAAACTAAAGAGTGCGTACGTACCTGGCAAGCTCAGTGAAGCCACCAATTTCCTTGCCATCGATGCGAACATAGGGGCTTGTTGGCCAGTTGTCAACAGGTCCATCTAGGCATTCATACTCAATCTTCTTAAACTCGAGGAGTTTCTTGGCCTTTGAACAATAGGGACAGTTGGGAATCGTCCAGATTTTAGCTTTCATTGATGAACTCCAGATAGCATTGATGAGCTTGTTTGGGGTCGTCGAAGACGCCCAGGTGAATCAGTTTACCATCTATTCCAACCTGAGCCCTGTAGTAGTGACTCGATCGAAACACTCCTGGCGGTAACTGGCTAGGCTTCTTTCGCTATTTACCCTTGGTAATGTTGTCTCTCGGGCTCAGCAGTTGCAAGTTGCTCAAACTTTAGATCACCACCTTAATGATCGTCTGAGGGTCTCGCATAGCCTCGTGAGCCTTGTCGGCGGAGCGAGCGTTATAACTAGCAAGCTTGTCGACGATGTCATACCCATCCACCCCTTCGACGTTTTGAAGGTCAGCTTTGAAACCGTCCAACCCTCGGGGGGTGACAATTGCAATGTTTTGACTAGCTTTTGAAACGAACCCGAGGGCTTCTTCGGAATAAGCATTGGAACCTACCAGCGAGGAGTTACGAGAAATGTAATCGGAGATCATACAGCTGTGGATGTGGCCGCACAGAATGTGAGTAATGTTCACACCCTTGGCCGCATACTTGCCGATCATCGCCTGGACCTTTTTCTGGTCGGTGGCCGAAATCTGATGGCCGTGAATGCCCAGGAACGTCTCGTTGTGGATCTTGAAGACCACGTCGTTGGCCTGGAAGTCGTGGAATCGCAGGCCCTTGTCCTCGACGGCCTCAAAGATAGCCTGGAGCATGGCGTAGATAGTGTAGTCGTAGCTGTCGGTAGCTACTACGTCCACCCAGCCCAGGTTCTCCTTGGCTCGGGACTCATTGCCAGCCACGCCAAAGCAATCGACAAAGAAGTCTGCTCTCAGGTCCATCAGGAACTGCTTGCATAAATGAGTCGCCAGCAAGGTGGCGCGTGCACGATTGGTACTCATAGCCAACAGTTCGTCCAAACGACGATCGCTGTTCATGAGATCGCCACCGAAAAACACGACCACTTTGTCGGCACTGTAGGCCTTGCCTAATAGCTTAACTTTTTGAGCCAACAATTCCAAGCGTTTGGCGGCTACCTTAAAGTCGAATCGATTAGTGGGCAGGTTAACTAGTTCGTTGAAGTGATTGTCCGACAGATGAACCACAAGAGTTGCAGAGTCGGCGAGAAGAGGGCCAGTCCGACGATTGCAACCTTTGAGAGAGTCTCCAATACTCTTGAGCTCTGAGACGAGGGCTTCGTTGTAAGCTGCGACCGCGTTTTCGACACGAGCATGTTCTCGAAATGATTTGCGCTCAATACGCTGAATGTCTTGCAGCTTTTGATTGCCTTTTGCAAGGCGAACCGTTTCGGTTAAAAGCTCAAGGTCGGGCTCAATCGCCTTGACCTCGGCTTTGATATAGTCCCGAAGAGTGTTGGGTTTGGCTAGGTGGGGGTGAGAAGTATACAAGGCGTTGGCGGCCCCGAGATACGATCCGTGCTGCTCGTAGAGAGCAAGCACTTCATCCCTGAGATAACTAATTGGAGTGAGATTCGTCAAAAGTCTCAGAAGGCACTTCAGCACCCATTATATCGTAAATATGGCTCAGAACACCCGGAGTATCATCAATGGTTACATTTGGACGAACCAGGGTCCGAAGCTGCTGCAGAAAGTGCGGTTCAGCAACGGCTACAACGGCCATGACGCTGTGAGGAGTAAGATCGACCATACAGTAGGACTCAAGCTCGTGCAGGCGCTCTGCAAGCCATCTCAGGGCGGGACTGGTTACCCCTGATAATAGAGGACGCAGTTCATCGCGCCTCCCAGGGACATGGACGTAAATCCTCATCATTCGCCGCTCTACCGCTGTGCGGATCTGCTGTGGTGAACGTGGCTCCCATTCCCGATCAATCAGCTCATCGTGGCGATCACCCCAGCTCTCTGCGATCGACTTTGCTTCTTTGTCGCTACTGGACAAGACGCGAGCGGCCCGGTCAATGTAATGGGCACGCAAGGCTTTTGATTTAAGACCACCGATCAAGGAACGGAGCTTCTCTTCTACCGCAGTGATCATCGCTGTGTCTTCTTTATCAAGATCGGCAGCCCATGTGTCGATGGTCCAGTCCAGCCAGTTAGGTGCCTCGGCTATGTAGTGATATAAATCCTGTCCATCGCGAATGATCTCATCAGGATCTTTCCCTTCGGGCAAGGTTACCACATTAACAGAGATGCTCCCCTTCATTGCCATGGGCCCAGCAACAGAGATGAATTGCTCAGCCGCCTTCACTCCACCGGTATCGCCATCGAAGCAAAGTATAAAATTCTTGACGCTACGACTTAGGCGCTGTAATACGAGTGGATCGGGGGCGCCGGTTCCCTGAGCCGCAACCACGTTACGAATACCAGTCTGCCACATGCTGATAACATCAAGGTGGCCCTCAACGAAAATCAACGAGCCGGCCTCACGGGCTGCCTTAAGAGCGCGAGGTTCGTTGAACACCAGAAGCTTCTTCTGGAAAAGGTCATCCTCGGCGCTGTTCTTGTACTTTGCAGGCTGCTCTTCCTTGCCCCTGGTAGCCCGGCCAGTCCAGCCAACTAACTGATTTCTATGGTTGTAAATAGGAATAGTAATCCGTGAAGAGAAGAAGCCTCCAGAGGCGAATCCTAATCCAAACTCGTTGGCCGCCTCCGCTGTCAGGCCACGGTCCTTGAGGATCTGGCGGATGCGACTTGCCTTGGGGTCCCGCAGATTTGCCTGGTAACGATACTGCTCGGACTCGTTCTTGGACAACGCATGGGCAAGAGCGGCCCTGCGTCGCGCAGCAACCTCTGGATCTTCATTGTCTGTCTCGATTACGATGCCGGCGATATCTGCTGCGAACTCGACAGCTTCGCGCCAACTGTAGCCCTTCGATTCCTGGATGAAGTCAATAGCATCGGCACTCTTGCGGCAGACGTGACAAAAACAAAAACCCTTCTGGTCTGAAATAGTCAGAGATGGGTTGGCGTCTTCGTGCCATAGGCACTTGGTGAGGAATTCGTGGCCGACTCGCTTCAATGGGGCGCCGCAGGCCTCGATGACCGCAGAGAGGGAAGCTGACTTGATGGCCTGTAGCGTGCGTTGATTGATTGCCATGCCGTCAGTATATCGTAGACAGACTAGAACAGCGAGCCCTGTAACCGTCCTTCACCTACTTCCTCCCACCCCTCCGCCAAGTTTATTTCATCTTCCGCCCAATTGGTGGCGTGACAGCCGGCGGCATTCAAAAGCTTGTCCACAGCAAAGCGAGGGATCCTCTTGCCGGTTCCCGAAAGGTAGACCTCTATCTGCTGCAAGACCTCTGTGTGATCATCGAGGTTGTTCATGGCATCGTTTGCCATTCTTATATACATCTCACCGAAGTTGATCTCATTAGGCTCGAGAGGCTCCGTGGGCTGAGCCTGGTCCTTGAGCTCCAACGGTGGACCAGAACAGACTTTCCGAACCTCCAGCCACTCTTCCTTTGTAATGCCAAGATTAGCAGCTACCTCCAGGTCAGTAGATCCACTGTAAAGCAGTCTGCGACCTTTAACCCAGCGCTCGCGCATCTTGTGACTAAGACGAACCGCATAGGTTTTGTCCCTGACCCAGTGCAAAAGCTCTCCGCGAATAGTCGGAACTGCAAGAGAGCTAAACTTCATCGACTTGCCAGTAGTCGGGTGCGGCCTGTCAGGATCATACCTATAGGCAGCTTTACACAACCCTTCAAAAGCAACCGACTCAAGAGTTTGGTAGTCGATACCAGTGCTGCGTTGTAGACGCCATGCCTCTCGCCGTGCAAGATTCAAATTACTTGATGCGAGCTCTTGTTGTTCGCTGTTTAATTTGAACTTAGCTGGTTTCCTGGCCATGCATTGGCACCGACTTACCCCATTTTACCAGGCGTTAAATTTTTGAACCCCTGGCAGAGCTCTATCTCCACGGCCCCATGTTACAGAAGTCATCTGTGGAGCAGATCTCTGGCCACAGTAATTCAAGGCCATGGTAATAGCATCAACCATGTCATCATTCTTTGAGGCGGGGAACAACGCAAACTCACTGGTAAACGCATCAAGCCATGGAGCACTAGCAGGCAGATAGACGTTACCAGCCTCCACCATCGGAACAATGCCTGCCGCACGCGACTCTTTACTCTTTTCCGGTCGCACTCCAATCAGTCCGGGCACTTTTTTGGCCATCATCTGATGCACGGCATAACCAGAAGCCGCAAGTTCGATCAGGCAGCCGTTCAACTGGTGACGCTTGTACATCCTGGCAATCATTGCCATCGTACCTACGACATCAAGCCTTTCTCTGACCAGATCAAGCACGTAGTACTGGGAACCTGCCTGGCCTACAACTGCGCCAACCACATAGTCACTCTTATTGGTGGCGGTAAACGTGGCGTCAACAGAAAGCAGGACACGCTGAAAGTCCGGGAGCAAGGTGTCCCAATCATAGAACTGCCACCATGAAGGGTCAAACATATTGCCACCTTCTGGGGCTGGCCGCTGCTGATAAAGGGAGGCGAAGTCTCGAGAACCAATAGCTTCTCTAATACGCTCCAGGTCCTCCGTGTCATAGCGCTGAGGGCAAAGCGCCTCGCCAAGTTCTTCTCGCCAGTCGTGGACTACAGGGCAATGAGAAGGTAGCGTAGGTCGATCGCCCTCATCCTCGTACAGCGCTGGCAGATCAACAATCGTCCAGTTTTCTCTACCTTTGTCGGAAACGTTCATCTCGTTCTCCAGTAGTTGTCCAATCATATCGTTCTCCGACCAACGGGTCTGGATGACTACGATGGCTCCAACTTGAGGCTCAAGACGTGTATACAATGTAGATGTATACCAATCATTGAGCTTTTCCATTATTCGAGCACTTTCAGCATCCTCTCTATTCTTGACAGGGTCATCGATGATGAGAAGATGGCCAGAACGGCCAGTGACTGCACCGCCAACACCTGCCGCCCAAAGACCTCCACCCGAGGAAGTTCCCCAGGCATTGACCGCTTTTGAAGATTCATTCAGTAATCCACCAGCTTCACGATAAAATTCGCGGGCCTTGCGGGAGAAACCTTCGGCAAGCTCGGCGGAGTAAGAGCTAATACCCACAAAGCGCTCAGGGTGAGCAAGTAGGTAAGCAGCTGGAAGCAGTTGAGAAGTAAGTAAGCTTTTTCCGTGTCTCGGCGGGACCTGAAGTACAAGTCTAGTGACTTCTCCTGTGATGACTTTTTGCAGTTGCTCAATAACTGTTGCATGAAATTTGTAAAATTTATACTGAGGCATCACTTTCCGAATTAATTTCCAGAAAACGACATCCCTGCCAGGACCTTTGTCGGCTTTTTTGTCTTTTACAGCGCGAACCAGGTCCTGCCCCTGAGAAGCTAGTTCAAGATAGTCTCTTCCTAGTTTACCTGCCATCAGTCTTCGTCTAGGGGTATTTCGTAAACGTCGGGATCTTCCATCACCTCGACTTGGACCTCCTCGAGCTCTTGCTCAACAACGGTCATAAGCTCGTTAACGCCAAGAGAGGTTGCCCAAGCCTGTCGACCCGCATCAGAGATGTTGGCAGCAGCTCGCATCAACCCAGACAAAAGCCCCATCGGAATCTTCTCACCAGTAGCCGCCGCTTCTGCAATTCGCTGCTGGATGATACCCATCAGATCGCCAGACACATCCATCATTAGCCTAGCCTGGTCCTCGTTCGCCTGGCGAAACTCCTCGATCGCATAACGATGTTTCTTTCGCTCTATCTTGCTGGCCTCCTTAAAGGTTATCGCCATCTCCTTCTTGTCATAGGCAGCACAACGCCTATCCCAGTTGTATTTCTTTGCCCAGCCCTTAAGTGTCTCCGGGCTCTTCTGCATGAATTCGGCAGTTGCATCGAAGCTCCTGCTACCCCTCATATTTAAATGAAACTGAAACGCCCTGTACTGCTCTTCGTTTTCATGCCGACCAGCCTCGTTAACCTTGTAGCCTCTGGTGAAATTCCAGATCGGCCCTGGGTTGTACGGAGGCTTTGCCTCAGGCCAAGAAGACGGGTCATTATTCATGATGAATGTTCCTCAAGATAGCGATCCCACGGGGCAGGGTTCCGAAGATACTTCTCAACGAAGCCAAGCGTATTGTTGCAGCTTCGGCAAAGCAATGCTCGGACATCTCCCGTTTCGTGGCAATGGTCCACAGCCAGTTTTGTCCCGGCCTTATCGACCTCGCCGCAGATCTTGCAGACACCTCCTTGAGCTTGGAGCATGAACTCATACTGCTCCACGGTAATTCCATAGCGATGCTTTAGTCGGCCACGTCGAGATGCTTCTCTGTGCGCCTCCGAGTCGTGGTACTTCTCGCGACGCCAGGCGTTGTTGCAGGGCTTGCACCAAGACCCCCAATAGCCATTGGTTCGCTTGTTGAAGGATGCAATCCCTTTGACTTGCCCGCATTTGCTGCAGGTCTTACTGTTTGGATCGCTAGTCATAGCAGTGCATCTCGCGAACTAGTATGCCAAGGCAATAAAAAAGGCCCCAAAGGGCTTTTCTCGCTTCATGCGAAAGCTGCCTCATAAACATTGGGGAGCTGCTCCGCAAAGATTTCTTTAATGGACTCGGCAATCATACGATGCTCCAGCTGAGTCTCGATGCCAGCACGGATCTGAATGTAGTGGATCCAGCTACGAATTGATCCCGACATATAGAGCCTTGTAGGCGTCCCAAGCGGCAGGATGGACCTGGCACACTCTTTGGCCACTCCCTTGGCAAGCAGGTGCTCGTAGAGGTCGATGGCGCTGTTGTAATGAGTCAGGATCTGCTTCTCGGTCAGAGCGACAAACTCGGGGTCAAGATTGTCGTGGCTTGCCTGCTTGTTCTTCAGATCCTGAGAGCGCAGGTGAGGCACACCAAATGCTCCAAGCTGGTCGACGGAACTGTAGCGCTGGCTGAACTCTTGGAAGCTGAACGAGCGGTGGCGCAACACCTGGGCGGCAATGGCGCGGGTGGTATTGACCTCTACCTGCATGCTGGCGGTTTCAAAGATACTCCAATGCTTGTGTTTGATGCAGTAACGGAGCAGTCTTGGAGCGGTCTCGTGGTTGCCCTGGTTATTAGGATTGGAAACTCTGGCGCAGTAGGCCATCTGCTTCTCTGCATCGGGAGTGATGTTGACGAAGCTGGCGGTGTGGACTTCACGTTGCATCAGAAGATGTCCTCATCTAGGGGCTCCTCCATCGTACCATACGACTTATACCAACTGGGGTACTCCAGCTGGCGGATCACTGGCTCTTTTATAGGCCATTCGCCGGACTCGCTGCACTTGGCGTACAGGTCAAGAGCCTTCTCTACCTTGTAAAAACCCTCATGCATTATGCCTGGAGACACTTCGAAGAGGTCTACGGCAAAGGGCGCCTTGCGCTCCACAGCAACAAAGATGAATCGAAACGGCTTTCCGTAGGCCGCCATGGCTGCACGGGTGTAATACGCAGCCTGAAAGTCGTAGCCCAAATTGACAACCTTCTTCGTAAAGGTCTCGGGGTCGACGCTGTCAGTAGTCTTCAGGTCTAACACCAGACCCTCTTCGATCATAAGACGGTCCAGACGGGCCTTACAGCTGACTCCACGGTCTTCCCAGTAGACGGAGACCTCGTTGTGCTTGATGTAGTCAGTCTGAGAGGGATCGAACCACGCAAGCTTGGCCAATTCAGCTGCCATGCCCTGCACGCTGCCCCAGGGATCGTCCTTGCCACCGGTACTCAAGACTTTCTTACGACCCACGCTGGCTTTCCACTCTTTGCCGGCTTTGGTTGCCAAGTTAAGGCCATCGGGTTTCATGATATAGTTGCTATCGAACTTATCCCTACCGTCCAAGGATAAGCAGTGCAAAGCGGTTCCCATTTCCATGGCTGGAGTAGGGATAACCTTATTCTTAAGGGCCGCCTGGTAATGAGCCGGGCTGTCAAGGATCTTCTTAAGAGATGACTGGTTGACCCCTTCTGCGCGTCGGTAGTCAAACTCAGGCTGGTTGTAGGCTACTTCCACGTCAATCAAGTATTTGCCTCCCATTATACCGCATAAATCTTAATGACCCATTTCGAGTCAGCCTTCTTCGCCTTGGTCCACTTGACCTCCAGCTGAGGGATGATTGAAACTCGATCGTCAACCCAGAGCACCTTATTGACGCTATCGAACAGGGCTCCGATGATGTTGTCGCCGTCAGCACGGCCTTCACCATAGGCCTCGATCTCGACGCGGATAGGTCCTTCCAGGGGCGGCCAGGGCCACTGCTCCTGCACCTGTCGTAGCATTTCCTTCTGCTTCTTGCGATAGTCGGCGGGCATGAAAGTACCCCTGCTCGTTACTCTGGGACGGGCCTTCGAGAACAAAGGGAGGTTAATCGTCAGCGTGGCAATCAGTTCCAAGAACGAGGGCTCCCGCAATAATTGCAATAGCCAAGTTTACCAACAGGAATACAACTGTGCTCGGGTCAGGTACTGGAAAGGTCACCTCCCACTGGAAAGTGACCTGTCCTGGCATCTCAACTGTAGACTTCACTGTTCTCTAGATAGAAACCCAAGATACCTTCTGGATCAGTGTTTCCATGAGAGACGTAATCATGGGCGGCTCCGTACAGTCCACGAGGGTTGTGACTAGGAGACCCGTCGGCGTTAATCGCCCCGCCAAACGCCTTCAGTAAAGACAGAAGTGCAGCTGAGCGACTTTCTTGACGTTGATCGCTATACAACCAGGCCATTTGATCGGAATCGTCAATCATTAGAGGCACCCTCCGTTAGAACCAAGTTCACAGGTAGAGCCGTCTTTCTTGATACCAAGAATGAAGCCACGCTTCTCGACGGTAGCAATTATCTCGTCTTCATCAAACATGGCCAGGTCCTTCCTGTCCATAATCGACTTGATCTCGTCGCTAGTCAGCTCCACAGGACCCAGGGATGGATCCCACATGTAATCCTCGTCAGAGTCCCAGTGAGCCAGGGGTTGGTCATCGACGTCTTTTACGCCATACTCAGCCAGTAAATCCTCGCCGCTAGCAGCGCAGACAGTGTAGTCCTCAAGCACATCCTCGTAGGTAACGCCGTAAGAAGTCTGCTCGCCCTCCAGTGAGGCGATCTCGCGGTTGATGTACCAGATTGCTTTCTTGAGGTCTTCGGCCGTCCTGGAGGGATCCTTGCGGCCAGCTCGGGATACGTACTTGACGGCGTTGCCCAGTCTGTAGCTAAGCCCCCAGTCCTCGATAACCTCGATAGTCTCGAACTTGCGGCCCTCGGTGTAATGCGAGGGGTGGTTAATGTTGTCGTGGGTCATTTACTGGATTCCTCCTTCAAGTTGCGGTTGTCTCTGCAGACAACGATTTTCTGTTCCCGTTTGAGGCGGACTGTCACTCCATCCTTTGTCCATTGTACCACTGTTCCTGCTTTCCACCCGCCTCCACAAAAAACCTTAACGGGCGTACCCTTTCGTATTGAACGCATTGGCAGAGGCTCCTGCTGCATCCACTCGGCGGCTTTGACTGCAGATGGCTTAAACTTGAACTCGCCGTTTTTAAGCTGTCTCAATGGTCTGGCCTCCTTTTAAATCACGCATAGAAAAGATCATAGCACGGTCAGTATGCTCTTTCCAAAGTTTTTCGGCTTGATTCCAGTTCAATCCTTTGACTTTTTTCATTTGAGGCCACAAAAGGACATAGAACTGACCTTCATAGTGATTTCCCTCAACATCAGTAGGTTCCTCTGTCTTCTTCCTCTTTTTTCTCGTCATAGTGAAGCTCCTCCAGAATTGTGTTAATGTGGTCGTTGTACTCTTTGTCGCTCATTGACTCTAAAAGTTTTTTGTGAGTTTTTGTGTAAGCGTCAAGATTGTCGTAGTTGATTTTCACTAATTAAGCTCCATCAAAAGATGCTGAGGCATGCTGCCGCCAGTGCCGGCAATAGCTTTAATGATTTCTGGAAGATTACGATTGTTCTTCCCAAGCTGCAAAGACCACAGGTCGTCTTTAGTGTCATAACGAAGAAGGCCTTGAGCGGTCATGTCGCCAATAACTTCGTCAACCAGATATTCGAGACGGGTTCGGTCGTCATCGTCCTCCAGAAAGTCGCTCCAGCCGCTGTAAAGCTCTGAGTGAGCACATACAGCCGTGATGGCGCCAACCACCTCACAGGCCCTTACAGCGCGTCTGAACAGCAGTATGGACCAGACGAAAGGCTTGACGTCTGCGGTAGTCAAGGCGGGAGTGTCATCGTACAGAAGACCAAGGGTCCCTGGAGCTACCTCTGCTTCTTCGATACTGAAACCAAAAGTGGTCATAATCATCTTGCGGGTGTGCCTAGTCTATTGCATAAAAGAAGAACCCCCCTGGATTTTGCCAGGAGAGTTACATCTTTATTTATATGGAGCGTCGCGGGACGACACTTGAGAGGTAGCCCAAGCTAGTGTGCCGATCAGAAAGGATCGCTACTACCGCCAGAGCCACTGTCTTCACGGTACTCAAGGAAGGTTACCTGAGCGTTTTTGATATCTAGGTAGATCTTCCCTTGATACTCACGTTGAACAAGCTGGCCGGAAACCCCGACCTTATCCCCACGCTGAAGACGGTCAACTGCGATCTGACCTGCCTTGCCCATGACCTCGCACTTGTAAAACTGGCCAAACTTTTCTTCGCCCTTCTTGGTGTAGACATACTGCTTGTCTAGCACGCTGAAACTGACGACGGAGTTACCAGAATCAAACTGACGCACAGTGCAGGGATTTTCTCCTTCTTTGCAGGTAACTGTGCCAACTACGGTGACGGTTGCCATTTGCTTCGTTCCTCTTAAGGTCTGGTTTGAGGTCTCTTAAGTATATCAGGCGTAAGTCCGTAGCTTTTTGATGATCGCCTTAATCTCCTTGCCAGCAGTAGGAACAGGATACCCCACAGAGTAGGCAGCCGTCGAAACTCGACCTAGCCGAGCATAAGCAATCATCAGATCCTGCTGCATAGGAGGGACCATGGCTTTCGCCATTATCTCTTTGATCTGCAACAAAGCCTCGCGAGAAGAGCGCGACTGGTCTTCGCTAGCAGGGCTTGGAATTAAATTCAACAAAGAGCCTACACCGTCTTCATTGTTGACCTTTACGTCAAGAGAGCCAACGTTATAGGCAGTTGCGGCGGAACGAAGGTAGTCGACATCCTTAGGGGCATGCCTGCGCCCCGAGCCTTTGCCATGTTTCTTGTAATAGAACATCTCCCGGATACAGCCCTCAGGGATATAGATCTTCTGCTCACTGGAGATTAGGTAGCGCCCAAGACGCTGTCTAATCCAGGTCACTGCAATCGTGGAAAACTTGTTTCCGCGAGCAAGGTCAAATTTTTCGGCCGCCACACGCAATCCTATGTATCCGACCTGAAGCAAGTCCAGGAACAGCTCGTCATTAGGATTCACCCTAAAGCGATGAGTAATCTTGCTGGTATAGGCTTTGACTGCACTCACCACCAGAAGCAAGTTACCCGTACAGATGGAGTTCAAGGTCTCAAGAGCGCCCTCTTCGTCTTCAGCAGCTCGTTGGCTGCGAAGCTTGGCAAAAAGCTCCAACGTCTGTTCCTGGGTCAGCTTACGCTTGCCGGCGGCATTGAACCATGCGGTGGTTGAATCGGTCATCGCGTGCCTCATGAGGTATGCACACAGTATGCCATAGAAAAGGGCCTTGTGGGCCCTTGATCTATAACACTATTTCAGTACCTTTGAAAAAATGTATAAATCCCTCCAATGGGTCACCACTCACCGTACTTTGCGTTGAGCTCTTCGGCTGATTTGCTATTGAGTGTTGCGCGGCCTTTATTAAAGTCTCCGCCCAGCTTTTCTTTGACGATTTCGACGAGTGCGTCGATAGCAAAGGTTTCGACTCCTTTTTCAAGTGCTGCTTCGCGAAACGTGGCCTCCGTCTCCTCAGACGCCTTGGCAGCCTCCGCAGTAGGGGCCTTGCTGACCCCAGCGGTTGGCCGCTCGGACTTTGGGGCAGACTCAGGGGCAGACTCAGGGGCAGGGTAGCCGGACTCCATGGGCATCTTTGCCCACAGCTCGTAAGCTAGGCCGAAAATGAAGGCGGCAGCCATACAAGTACCGCGTCGCTGGGTGTCGGTAATGTCGCGAGAATCAATCTTGTCGTAGGGGATCGCGTTGTTACGGTGATCCATCACAGCTTGAGGAATCGCCGGTGTTTCAGAGCCGTCGGTGTGGACGAACTGGATCATCAAGTAAGCGCCAACAGGAGCCTTGTGCAGCAAAGTGCCGTCGTTGGCGGTGATGCAGTTGGCAGTCCAACCAGGGGCATGCTGACGCAACAGGTGCAGGGTGCGGGCCCAGTTGATGTATATAGCGTTAAACTTGCTAGAGCCAATTGTCTCAACCAGATCCTTGGTCGCTACACCTGCGAGGTTAGGGATTTCTGCCATTTCAAGTCCTCGTGGGGAAGGTACTGGCTCAGTATATCATGCAAGCCTAGCCACCAGCAAGCCTTTTCTTTGTCTGCCGACGAGCCTCGCGAACCTTGCGATCCATAGCCTTCTTCCTGCGCTGCTTGTCCTTCTGCCAGATCCGATACTTGAGATACTCTTCTGGGTTCTCCCGAATGTAGAGAGTCCTGAAGCACAGGAGGTACCACCTAGGCCAAAGATTGATGCCACCGAGGATAGACCAGAAATACTCCTCGCGGGTCTTGTCCCACATCAGAGCCTTGCCGATAGCCTTCCCCCCTTCATCGAAAGCTGCTTGGAGTTTTGGACACTTTGTCCATCCCCGAGGGCGGTTGTTGATCCCCATCGTTAGCCTCGCGCACACGCAGATAGTATATTTTATATTTTAATATATAAGTGTTTTTCAGGAAGCAGGGCTGAGAACCCCACAAAAGCAGGGCTGAGAGTCCAGGGTTGAGAGTCCAGGGTCCACAGTCCAGGGTCCACAGTCCAGGGTTGACAGCCCTGGTATATTTTGATTACCCCGCAAACGAACCATGCTTATCAAGACGGGTGTTAACCCAAAATCCGGCTTCACAAGGATTCCAAATGCTATCCTTGACGACCAAAAATTGACGGCCCATGAGCTGCTTCTCTGGATTCGACTTTTGTCGTTGGCAAGTGGCGGCGAGTTCGTGGCCCAGAACGCTACCCACGCGGCTGAGCTCTGCGGTATTGGGGTCGACGTGTTTCGCGATCGACGCAGAAATTTGACCAAAAAGGGATACCTGGTTTCAACCGGCAAGCAGATCATCCTGACGATGCCAGATCAACCGGCAAAGCCGGAGCAACCTACAAAGCAGGAGCAACCTGCGGCTCCAGAGATCACCCAGAAGGAAGAGCTTAACATAGCTGAAGAGATCTCGCTTCAACCCAAGCGAAAGCCAAGTGGAATCAGCCAAGCCGAAGCCTCTGCTGCAATTGTGGAGGCCTGGAACAGTCACAGACCTGACGGTTATATGGAATGCCCTAGCAAGCTGCATCCTTCTACTTTTATCGCAATTGAGACACAGGCCAAGCGCCTCGGGATTGAAAGATCCAAGTACGGCGATTTCGTGAAACGCATCCTGAAGGGCTGCGCTCAGGACGACTGGTGGAAAGAGCGCACTGCAATCAAGGCTAGCAATATCTTTGGCTTTGGCGCTCAGCTTGAAGACAAGAAGTTCCAGAATGTTGAAAAACTTTACAAAATAGGCTCCAAGGTTGCTGACAAGTTCTCCTGGAGCAATGATGACAGCATATTTGCATGGTACTCTGATGCGTGCCCTGACAGGACTTTCAACAGGATCATTCACCTCGACGTTCCTGACGCTCCGACCTCCTGGCAGCACGACGTAGAGCATCGAGATGGAGAAACCATCTTCATTTACCACAGCCTTGAAGACGATGGCTTTGTCGTGAATTGGACTTTAGGCAAGAAAGTCCAAGCCCTGAAAACCCCACCAAATCGCCGCTAATCTATGTCGTTCCCAACCTACATCCAGAAAGCCGTTGATCTTGGCCTACTAAAGGCAGAAGAGGGTAAGATCACAGGTTGCAAAAAGGACGAAGTAGAAACCGTTCTTGGCATGGCTCGCCTCATAGAAAAGATCCAACCGACTACCGGATCTGAAGTCGACGACACTACCGACCAAGAAGCAATTGTTCTTATCCGTGTTCTGTCCTCGCCGTCAGGCAAAGCTAATGAGCTATGGGCCGATCTTCGTATCGCTTTTGGTGTTGGTCATGGTCAGGCTATTCCCGACGAACTGTGGTCTACTAGAGTCTTTCGCGCTATCGGTCGAGAAGTAGACCGCACCTTTATTGGAGAAAGGAACGCCAGCCTGATTAGCCGAGAATCCCTTATTGCGGGCTATGCAGGTTTGGATCCAGGCAGTCGTTTCGTTGGCCTCGCCGAGTTTAATAAGACCATCTCTGACCTGTCAGACGCCCGGTCTATGCAGGCCTACGGGGACCCCAACTCTGAATGGAACGTCGCTCTTGACTTACTCCGTCAAGCCAGAGTACGCGCTGTGTACCAGGAGACCCAGCATGTAGTAGCTCAAAGCGAAAAATCTAAATCCAAGCTCGAGAAATCCATTGAGTTCCAACAGCAACAGCTCATGACCTGTCTGGGCATGTTGCGTGGCTCTATCGGCAATCAAGGGAACGCAGTCGATGCTGTCGAAGACCTGCTAACTCCTCGTCCTGGTCATGTGAGTATTATTGATCAGATCATGAACGCTCGAGAGCAGCAAGCTCCAGTCTCTACTGGAATACAAGCGTTTGACCTGGACATGGAAGGTGGTGTACGGCCTTCTGGGCAAGAGCAAGGCGGCAGACTATTTACCCTTGGGGCTCATACAGGAGTAGGCAAAACGGTTCTTGCTGTGCATGCTGCTGTCAATCTGGCCATAAGTGGCCTGACTGTAGGCTTTATCTCCGCAGAGCTTGATCGCGCCAGCATCTATGCTCGCGTCTGGGCCGCCGCAACTCGCCACCTAGAGAACAACAAGTGGGTTTCGGTTGGCGCCATTGAATCACCTAGCCATACACGTGAAAGAGATGCTGCATGCATCGCCGAGGCTGCAGCGCTTATCCAAAACGGTGGCGGCAAGCTTTTGATAGAAGATCCCTGGGGTGCAGACGTAGACGCCGTTATAAACAGCATGCGCTCTATGAAGGCTAAGAACCCAGAACTGCGTGCCGTTATCCTTGACCACTTCCATTGCCTTGGTCGTCACCAAAAAGCTTCAAGCAATGACGCCTCTATGCTAGAAGAGCGGGCATATAAGTTGACGACCGCCTCCAAAGAGCTTGGTATCGACATCTTGACTCTAGCTCAACTCAATCGCAGCGGCATGGGCACAGATATAACAAACAACAACCCTGATGAGTCATGGATTCGCGGTACCGCCGCCTTGTCCCATGTCAGTCACGCCGTATGGATTGTCCGCCGAGAAAAGCTCACCGAGGAGGAAATGGCCCAGCCTAACGTCAAGCGCCAGCTCGAGGTTTGGCACGTCAAGACTCGTGGCCGCCAAGCCTTCTGGCGTAACGGCATGCAAGGCGTCAAGGGCTTCGTGAATAAGTCAATGCTGCAGATGGATTTTGCCTACAGCTCCGTAAGAGCCGACGACACCATGTCACAGGTAAACTGAGAGAGAGGAATCGTGACTATGAAAAAAGTTTTTTTTGATACGGTCGTCCGAACCACCGAAGCACTGATAAGACTCTCTGACTGGTTTTATGCTGCAGTAATCTGGATTCCCTCGAACTTAGGCGAGTTAAGCCGTGTAACTATAGCGCGATTGGGCCTGTTCCTTATGAACGCAATAGACGAAGAAACAGTAAAGAAATCAAATAGCTTGCTCCCTAGCGAGCAGAAGGCAGAACTCCAGAAACAACAGATCGAGTTACATCTCTTAAGCGCGGCCTCCATGGTCCGTGATCATTACCTGGAGACAGGAGAATGGACCGATGGACACAGCGAAGCGATTGAAGCCCTTGGCAATCAGCTGCTAAATGAGTGCGACTGGGAAGAGGATGATATCCATGATTACCTGCGCTCCGTTGTAGAAGCAGGAACCGACCTTCACTATGGCATTGAAGGCTCCCCCTGATATAATGGAAGGGAGCCGTGGTGAGGCTCGTGGGGTGAAAGGAGGGCCGAAAGGCCCTTTTTTCGTGCCTACAGATCTCCGCGCTCTAATGCTTCTACGATTCCTTGATGCCTTATAAACATGCCGACAGTAGCTCCGTGAGCAAAGATCGGACGAACGTAGTATCGAACCTCTCCGTTCTCGGGGTTAACGTGCATTGTTGGCTGAATAGCTGTGCCCGTTGACCTCAAGCGATAGCCATCAAACATATAACCTGGTAGCCATGAAAGTACTGCCTGCATGGGATTAATTATTTCATGCGTAGCATTCCTAAAATTAGGCGACGCGAACATACCATCCGTCGTTATCACTTTGAATCAGCCAGCGTTTCATTAGATTTTCTTTGCTATATCTCACAAACTCGCCGTCAGTCGGACCAGCTGCAAGGTAGCCACCACCGATTAGATCCATTTCACCGAACGGATCATGGACGATGAAGTGGGTCTTGTCGTGACCCACGAGGGTGACCCAATGTCCGCCACCTGTTGGATGAGACACAGAACCCTTGTGCAGAACACCAATCGGAACTGGGGTACCATTGTCGAGCAGACTCACCAAATCCTCCTGCCTGCCGTCAGAATGGAAGCTAGCGTCAAATCCAAGAGACCTAGCCGCCTTGACCTGCGCCGTGCTGGAAGTGCTGTCACCGAAGTAGTTGACAATGGACAGATACCAGTCATCGTCACCCTCAATCACCTCAGGCCTTAAGTAGTCCAGAGCCATGGCCATTGCGCTGGAAAAGCACATTCTTTCGCCTTGTCCTGTCTTGCTGTCTCGCTGATAGAAGTAAGGAGCGTCAAGCACTTTGATTCCGTCGGACTCCACAACAGGAACCTCCTCCCTAATGCCTCTGTAAGCCTTCTTAAACGCCTCTAGGATATCTCCATCCAACAGATGCTCTAACTCCCTCCAGGCGGCTATCTCGTGGGGCTCAGCGGCATAACAAGCAGCAGCTCGCTCCAGAAAGTAATCTTCCTCGGGCTGATTGTCGTCCATTAGGCCGATCAAGAGTTCAGGGTATACAGGATCAGTGGCATACCCCTCGTCCTGGAGCAACTGAGCGGCATCGTCACGGTTGTCGGCCCTGTTGACACCTTCGTAGCCTCGCCAATCCTTGTACCAGCGATCAACAAGATGTCGTACGCATTCTAGTGACGAATCAAAGTCTTTGAACTCATCCTCGACGGTCATGAATTTATTTACAACCCATTCCTGAGTTTTGACCACAGTGCCAGGAGACCCCTTGATGCCGAAGTAATTGTTCTTGCCAGACAGGTGCTTACCCCAACCTGACTCCAATGCGGCCTGCGCTGCAACCAGTTCAGGAAACTTGGCCCCAGCTGCCTTGCCAAGATCGTAGAACTCTTGCCAGAAGGATTGGTTAGACATGGGCAGCTAAGGGCTGGGATAGGATGCCTATCAGATTGAGGGCAAACGCCGTGTCGGCATAATAGGTCAGTCTTGACTATTCTGCTATGGAAACCACTGTAATCATTGGTCTCGTTTTGTTCCTTGTCTCAGAGATTCTGCCCTTTACACCTCTTGCTGGTAACGGCCTGGTTGATGTGTTAATCAAGGCCCTGCGCGAAACTTTTCCCCATAAAAAGTGAACCCTTGTTTCTGCTACCGTGGACTCATCGTCGACATTGTTCGCAGGCTATGGGACCGTGGTCTCTACAAGGACAACAAATGGCTAAAGATTGTGCATGCCAACTGGTTCAGCTACTGGGTTGATTACAAGGCCTGCCTGACAATGCAGGATGCGGACACTCAAATAAAAGGTCTTTTGGAAACCTCTCAAGTCGACAAGCCCATCTTCACAGAAGCAAATGAAGGTGAGACACAGCTTGGCGGCGAGATGAGACTCCGCGCACCTTGGATCGATGTTGACGATTGACGAAGCCCTGCTTGACCTGTACAAGGGAACCGTTAACGTAAAGAAAACCGCTGACGCTCTAGGGATTCCTCTCCCAGAACTTCAGCGGCTTTTTTGCGAGTTTGTTGCCAGAACCCCGATTGATGAGAACGTCTGGATGGGAGACGTAGAGGTTTCTTGGCCTTGGGCTTAAAGCAGGTTATGAGCTAAAGTGTTCAGGCTCATAACAATGAAGACTCCTGCAACAATCCAGCTACTCCAGGACTTATGCTTGATCGCAGAAGGAATCAAAAGACTTTCACCGACTAGAGTGCACAGAGCGCCGGTAACAAGCCATCCGCGTTCGAAACAGATGTACGTCATGATGAAGCTAAAATTAGCAACATGGCGCAACCTGTCTCTCCAGCAAACTTGGTAGTGCACAAAAAAAGGGGCGTATGCCCCAGTGTATCATTTTTTCTTTTTACCCGCAGATTTTTTCTTTTTCATGTTAGCGAGAAAGGCGGGTGGCATCTTTTTTGATGAAGACTTCTTCTTTTCAGCTTTAGATTTTCCGTAGTGTCCAGGCATCTTTTTAGTGGCTTGCGCCGTAGATAGTGGTAACGCCATAGTCTTCCTTATTTTCCAGGTAGTGGGGTCATTAATGCTAACAAAATTGTAACATAGGTCTCAGCTGCTCGCTGAAACTGATCGGGTTGGTCAGAACGGAAACCAAGAAAAGCTAGATGAGAACACATCAGGACGCCAAGCAGTCCAAGAGTCCAGGTTTGCTTGTTGGTGGTCATGTCACCATTTCGCTTTCTCTACCACTTCTCGCGGTTCGCCCAGTAGGCTGCCGACATTTTTCCCTTGGCAATGTTCCTAGCGTGCCTTGCCTTGAAGCTTGCCCGCTTCTTCTTCATTCTTGTCGATTCTCCTGCTTTGGGTTTACCAGCAGTTTTAGCCCCTTGCTCCCCAAACCTAATGGTCTTAATCTTGTCGCCTTCCTTCGCGACCACAACGTGGGACTTCTTGGGATGATTGGGAGTGCGCTTTGGCCTGTTATAACCAGACACCCCGGCACGAGCCAGCCTAGGATCTTTCTTTGAAGACTTCTTTTTAGCAGCCATGGTTACCTCCGAGCACGCCGCCCCGCTCCCTTAGCTTTCCGAGTATTTGCCACGGTTCCCTTGCCCTTCTTGCTGCCGGCTCTCTTCTTCGCATCCGTAGCCTTTGCCTCTGACTTGCTGAGGGACTTCCAGGCACTGTCTGGTAAATAACGAGCAGTTACCTTGCGGCCTTTGCTGTCGGTACGCTCAGCTTTCTTGCCGTCGCGAGTACGCCATTTTTGTGAAGTCCACTTGCTTAAGGAATTACTAGACTTCTTTGCCCCACTATAGCCTCCTCCAGCCTTCTTGTACTCAGCGGTTGCCCACTGTGCTGCACGAGCAGACCACTTACCAAACTTAGCCTTGGCGGCTGCAACTTTGCGACTCCAAAGCTCAGGTTTTGTCTTTTTTGCGGTGCTCATTTCTTCTTCCGAGGCTTGTAACCGGGCTTGGACTTGCGGGCAGTTCCGCCATTAGCCAGACGGGTGTTCTTGCCGTGGCCGTTGCGAGCACGGTTCTTTGAGGGATTCTCCAACTTGAACTTGCCATCCTTCGTGTGGCTGACATCCGGGCCGCCCTTGCCCATGATTCCGCGAGCACGACGTTCCTTGGCCAGCTCAGCCCGATATTTTTTGCGATCAGGACGAGCATTGCGCTTTTTGTCGTAAGCGAGCTTTTTCTTGTAGGCCTCTGGGTTCGACTTATAGAAGTCTGCGGTCGACCTTTTCTTTTTCTTTTCGGTCATACCTATGCTAGCTCACAAAATAGGCTGCCAAGTTTATTCGTAACTAGATAACTTCTCGCGCAAGTTTTTCGTCTCACGAGCCTGTTCTGCTACATGATAGTCGACGCGGTCTGATACGTATTTAACGGCTCCCTTCATCTCGGCCAACGTATCAAATAGTCTATCCATATAAAGCTCAAAGTCTTTCTTTGTAAGATATTCTTCCGCCATCTTGAGTTCCACCCGATCCACCTGATTAGCTGCTTGCCGGGCTGCAACTAAGGCATCCTCCGCCCTCTTCCAAGTAAATCCACCCCATCCGATAATGGCAGAAAAAATAACTCCCACAAGATATTCAGGCATCGAATTGGAAAGCTTTCATATTAGTGTGCCTTTATGTAAGCAAATCTACCTGCTTTGAGTCTTTTTGTGTACATGAGACCCAGCTTGTTAACAAAGAGTGAAGCTCGTGAATACTCTTAGGCGAGGAAGTGCAAAAAATAAACATTAAAGTGGCCATACCAAGCAAGAAATTCGTAAGAGCAAAGACGGCCAAAGCCCCACGAACTTTCATTCGCTTCTCCTTGTACGTACATATAAACTGATTTTCCCTGCCACTTAAGGTCATAGCCAAGATCCATCCTTGTTTTTCTGCCCTGGTTCATAACCAAGGCCCTTCAAGCCTGTGACTGGATCAACAATATCTCTCTCAACCTCAGTAAAGGGTCCTGCGTCAACGTCGGAATCGACATTAACCCCGTCGATGTATCGAGGCCCTTCACTGTAGGTGATGTCCATTTTGTCTGTCCTTACGAATTAGTATTCCTTAGGAGACTCTAGTTTCTTCAGGCAAGGTCCTCAATTTCCTTGCAAAGTTTAAAAATTTCTGCTTTTGGTAGAGAGCTTTTTAAGTCATGGCCTTGCTCAAGAGCCCAGTCCAATAGTTCGGTCTTGGTCATCTCCTCTAGACGATCGCCAACAGATTCTTTGGTTGAATCGTCGTCAAAAGCATCTTGGCCTGCTTCTACCAAGATTTCAGGCTGTGGCTTGGGGGCGGGAGCAGGAACAGCCCTCTGCCCTTCCTCTTTGTATCCTGCGGCACGCAGTTCACGGGCATCCACTGTATAATAGGCAGGCCGGCGCTTTCCGTCTTTAACAAACCACGTAGGCAATTTATCTAGATGTGCCATAAGAAAAGGAGGCATATAGCCCCCTAGTGTGCCGATGGCCAAAGGCAATTAGCTCAGGCCAGCAATGAATACCATCTCGATGTCGCTGGACACCATGGAAGTCATAACCAACTTGGTGAAGCTTTCTTTAGCCTGAACCAGGTTCCTTGTATCAGGGAACGTGTCAGTCCTGCCGCTGTCCCATAAACGGGTGACGCCATAAGGAGGAAGAAAGCGGTTTACACTAGGATTCCTTCCCCCATTTAAAAAGGGGCCCTTAAGACCCCTTGAAAATATTCAATTTATTGAGCTAGAATCAACGGCGAGGACCGTCAACTAGCTCGAAGAACACACCGCCGCAGACGGGGGTAGAGGTGCCGCCGAGGACGTAGATCACGTCGTTGTTAGCATCACACAGGGTACCACGGATGTGGGCGATAACCACACCGTTGGGATCAGCGTCAGCCTGATCAAGAACCACAGTCTCGCCGCCGATGGTCACGGTAGCAGTAGCGTCGTTGGCACCGGAGGTCAGGCCAACAGCAGTCAAGCGGATGGTCTTGGCGCTAGCCAGAGTGACGCCGTGTTGGTTGAAGCCACGGGTGGAAGTGGTGATTTCCAGCTGGGAGTCAAGGTTAAAACCTTCGCGGGGGAAAATACCAGAAGAACGTGCAGCCATTTTAGGTTACGAAAACGAGGGACTAATAAGCAAGGCCCTACCAGAGCGAGGCCCTATGTACTATGATACCGATTGCATCGAAGCAAGGCCTTCGGTGAATGCCATAGTGGGTCAGGGATTAGCGGTGATTTAGCTAAATAGGGTGTCCGGTAGCTGATCCTCACGCTGCGCCTGCTCTGTCACGCGAGCAGAGAAGACGGGGACACTAGGAGGGCGGGTTAAGGCATAGGAACTGCGGTTTTATATGGGTGATCAGCGGGGAGGTTTGCGGTGAGTCCCCATCTGTGGGCTAGGTAACCTTCGATTTTTTGTTGATCTACTAGCGGTGATTGGCTATTGATAAAAATAAGTTCAGAGATCTTGCCATTAAAAGGACTGATGCTTTGAACGCTTCTCTTGCCAATGGTGAATCCTGTTTCGGATACATGGCCAACTGGGCCACTGCTTGTTATCGCTTGGCTTTCTCCATTAAATCTTGCACTGTAGTCTGAGTTGGCAGTCCCAGATCCGTCATATTGCACTCCTAAAACAAAAGGAGAAGTAGTAGATCCGCTTACATCAATCGCCTTAGGTGAAGAGCTGCCGGCACCTGTAAAAGTAAAATCCAAATAACTATCGGTCCCAGGGGCGGATACTATTTCAAATATTGTAGATGTTTTTACGAGCAGCAATACTCCATTGGCCGAACCGCTTGTTCGTTCTGCCGCAAAAAAACAAGTTACAGCACCTGTTGGCTCATAGCTTGCGTTTTTCAAGAAATCGCTGCTGCCGTCAAAGCCAATGGTCGGCAAAGAATTAAATCCTGTTGCCAGATAGGTGGGTTGATCTGCGGCAGTTGCCTGACTGACGTGCCGATTGTTTCCACTTTTATCGTCCCACTGACTCACCGCTCCACCGCTCTCGGTGATGGTGCTGGCATCTGCAGCATCAAGCCACAAAGCAGTAGTGATGTCTGCGGGAGTGAAGCTATTCTTCTGCGTCCCAGTAATAATCCAGCTCATGATGTGATCTCCTGTAGGGTGGCGTCGGGTAGGCGGTA